ACAAGGCAGAGTTAAAGTAGGAAATAATTTTGAATTACACACGGAAACAAAAGCACCGAGCGGATTTTGTTCTGCTAAAATAGCCACAGGAGAAAGTGGAGGAGTTAGAACTTATAAAACTTGGGCAGTAGCAGAAAATAAAATTCTTAAATCTAAGGATTTTGGCGAGTTTGAGGAAGACACAGGCACAAATTTAGGAAACACAGACGAAGGAAGTGATATACTTTCTCTTAAAGATGACACAGGAGAAGAAATAGTTTCTTTACAGTATTCTGTTTTAGGAAATGATAATATTAAAATAACAGGTGAAGGTTCAACTCAAAAATGGGGACAGACCATAGAACTTCACGGATATTTAAAGGATATTGAAATAAATATTAAAAAGGTTGGCTCGCCAACTGATAACTTTAAGATAGATATCCAAGAAGATAATAGTGGATCGCCAAGTGGAGTGAGTTTAACTTCTAAAACAATAGCAGGGACGGAATTAACAACCTCATATACTACGGAAACTTTGGATTTTTCTGGTGATGTAAAACTTTTAGATGTAGATAAAACTTATTGGGTTATTTTTGAAAGAGATGGTGCGGCAAGTTCTGTTAATTATTATGTTATACAATTTATTGGCACAGAAGATGAAGACGCAGACCCTTATGCGAGCGGAGGATTAAAGAGTTTTGATGGAACTAATTGGAAAAATTGGAAACTACCTAAAAGCACATTAGTAGATGAGAATGACAAAGGAAAATTACCAACCGCTAATAACGCTGTGAGCGGAGAAACTGGGTGGAGTAATCCACAATATGCTTATACTGTAGTAACTAGTGATGCTTTTTATGCTTATGCTGATACAGCAGTAGGGGTTGCTAAAAAACATGTTTGGAAAGGGTTTGGATTTAGTATTCCTTCAAGTGCTATTATAAAAGGGATAGAGGTAAAAATAAGATACTCACAAAATAAAGATGACTACGGAACAACCCCTATCACAATTGCTTTAACTAAAAATGCTAATGATATAGCAGGAACTACACAAAGAGTTTGGGCATCAACAACAATAACTAGTGCGACTAAAGGCGGTATTGATGATTTATGGGGAGTTAATTGGACTCCAGCGGAAATAAATAGTGCTGATTTTGGAGTAAGATTAGAAAATCCAATAGGAGTTGAAGAAGTTACTCTTCAGCACAGAGTAATGTATATATATGTTTCTGTTTATTATCAAGAAGAAGACATAGAAAACGAAAACTATTTAGACGCTGGAATAAAAGTTCAAACAAGTTTTCCTTTAGCAGACGAAAGATTATATGTTTCAACTACAAATGATATTGTATTTACAGACGAAGAAAACTCTCGTTGGTATTCTCTTTGGAAAGGCATATTAAGACAAGAAGAATTAAATAAAGATTATCCAAGAGTTTTGAAATCTTGGGGGATAAACCAAGTTCTCTTTATTGGAAATGATAACAAAGTTAGTAGTATATCGCACAGGGCTTCAGATTCTACTTATGTAGATTATGGAAGGTTAACTTTACCGCCATCTCATTTTGTCAAATGGATGGTAACTACCAAGACATCTATATTTATCGGATTTGAAAACAAAGATTCAGTCAACTTGCCATCTTTGGTAGTTTATTATGAGCCATTTTCAGAATATACAAGAGTATTAGATATTCCCGAAGGTTCAACAATAGGATTTTTAATGAATGAGAATTGCTATATAATAGATATACGAGGAAAATTAAGGGCTTGGACTGGAGTTAGGTTTGAAGATGTTAATTATTTACCCACTTACTTTTTAGGAGAATCAATAACTTTACCTCATAGAAACGCCTTTGCTCAGCACGAAGGAAATACTCATTTCTTATGGAGTGGAAAATATCCTTATCCGATGGGAGTTTGGATTTACGAAAATAAACAATTCTATCATAAAGGAAGTTTTTTACCTGATTCAAATTCTTATGGCTCATTAGAAGGAACTTGTAAAGCATTATATAGTGATGGCACGAATTTATTAGCAGGGGCTTCTGTTTCAACCGGAGGAGCAACTTTGGAAGGTATATTTAATCACACCACAGGAAAAAGAGGGTGGATTATAACGCCTAAAATTCCATCAGAACAAATAAATAACATCTGGCAGGATATAGTTATAAAATACTCACCTATTAAACCATCTGTATCTTCTGGAAATTTTGTGGTAAAATATAGGACAGAACCTTCTAAAATTGGAGAAGGAATAAATGCGGATAAGTTTAATGGAGAATGGACTTCTTCAAATACTTTTACTTGTAGCGATGCTCTTTTTACGAGCTATATAACAACAAAATCTATTGAGGTAGGAAACGAAGTTATAATAAGAACAGGGCAATGTGCTGGACTCACTGCCCATATCACAGATATAACAGAGGGGACTATCACAATAGATGAAGAAGTCGAAGTTGAATCTGGAACATTTATTTTTAGTGTAGAAAATTGGAAGAAAATAAACTTTACAGAATTTAAGAATACTAAATTTTCTAATATTGCCAGCATAGGAGATAAAAAGGCAGAATGGATACAATTCAAAATAGAAATAAGACAAGATTATGAATTAGAAGAAATACAAATTAATACAATAACAGATTCAACAATAAATAAAAAATAATATGTTAGAACAACCATTAGAACAATTAAAAAATATACAAAAAAGGGCAGAAGAAATTTCTGGGCAAGTTGATATTTTGTCAAAAGCACAAAAGGCGGGAATGACTATTACTCCCAAAACATCGGTTGAGGAAGCACAAAGTTTTATTTCTTCTCAACCAACAATCAATGTAGAAAATAATATAAAGCCTCCTAAACCACCAGAGCCAACAGATATAACTAATTATACCCAAAGCATTCAAAAAGAATTAGAAAAACAACGACTTGAACTTGAAAAGCAATATCAAACTCAATTAGAAACTATTCAAAAGCAATTAGAGGAATCAAGAAAATTACAAGAACAAACTATTCAAAAACAAGAATCAACTATTCAACAGGCAGAACCTTTAACTCAACCATTTAGACAAGATATTGAAGAAAAAGAAAGAGAAAGATTGAAGGTTGAAGAAAACTACTTTGCTAATCAATCTCTTGTTAATGAATTAGATTCACTTTTAACTGAAATAAATACAAGTAATTTAAGAGATCAAGAGTTAATTCGCACGGGCGTTATATCTCGAACAACTGCTAACAAAAGAAAAGAAAACGCAACGGCAAGGGTTGGGGTTATTGAAGCAGTATTAAATGCCAGAAATAATCAAATTGGCACTGCTTTGAATTTTATTGATAGAACAGTTAACGCCATTACTCAAGACAAACAAAGTAGACTTTTTTACTTAAATACTTTAATATCTTTTTATGACCAAGCAAGAAATGAACAAGGACAAAAGATTGTCCAGTTAGAAAAAGACGAAAGAGATATTATTAATAAACAGATAAGTTTATTAGAAAATGACTTGGCACAAGCACAAAAAAATGCTGATTATATTAAAGAGTTAATGATTAGCCCTGAAACCGCTCAAATGGTAGCAGACGCAGGAATTACTCTTCTTGACACGCCAGAAGTTGTTAATAAAAAATTAGCTGATTATTCTTATAGACAAGAGAAAATTCAAATAGCTAATGAAATGGAACAGCAAGGATACCAATTTATTACAGCTGAAATAGCTAATACAAAACCAGCAGATGAGGTAGTAATTGTTGAAGATAGTAGGGGCGTTAAGCAATATTGGTGGAAAAAGAAAGAAGTAAAAACAACCACAACTAAAATAATCAGTCCAATAACTGGGGCTGAATATAATTCTCGTCTTAATCAAGAAATTAATAATTTATATGATGGCAGATATGGCACAGATGGAGCAAGAGAAAGAGTAATTAATATTCTTCAAAGAGAATTTCCAAGTGTAGATGTTGCTGGCGATATTTATAATCGTGTTCCTGATAATTGGGAAAAAACAGGTGGCGCTATCTATACAGAAAAAAACATTCCTCCCCAATTAAGGCAAAGCATAATTGACACGCTAACTGATACGGCGGGATTACAACAATTAGGAAGGGATTTAACTATTGATGATTTAATAATGTTATTCCCAGAAGTTTCTTCCGATACTCTTGAATCTTATTATAACCAGTATTATCAGCCAATATCAACATCAGGAAAGAAATGGTGGCAGTTTTGGAAATAAAAAATTATGGCAAGTAGATTACAACAACTATTAGGAAATCAACCTGAACCAACAATTCAACCTACAACTCAACCAGTCAGTCAATCTAAAAGTAGGTTGAATTTGATTATTTCACAAGAAACTCCACAAATTAAACCACTTCCCGAACCGCCAAAGTTAGTCCAAAGATTTCCTTCTACGATAGAAACCCTTGCGGAATTACAGATTGACCCTCTTTCATTAAAGGAAAAACCAAAAGAGACGATTAAAGCCGCTTGGGAAGCATTAAAGGCACCCGTATCAGAGGTAGGAAAAGATATTAAAGATTTATTTACTGGATTAAAAACAAAACGCACTACTGAAAAATTAGGCAAAGAATTAGAAGTTGCTGCTGGAATTGGAGGGATTTTCTTCAGTCCAATATCGGCTTTATTTGAAGGAGCATCAAAAATTCCCATTTTGGGTTCTGTCTCTAAATTGATGTCTATTCCTTTTATTTTACTTGGAGAAACTGGAAAGGGCGTGTCTGATGAAATTATTAAACAATTACCTATTCCCGAGCAAGCCAAATCAGATATTCAAGAAGGAATGGGAGAAATTTTTGCTTTGGCTACTCAAATTATTGGCGGAATGGCAGGAGCGAAAACATTAAAAGTGGGCGGAGAGAAATATAATGAATTGGCTAAAAAATATGGGGAGAAAGAAGCTAATATAATTATTGATAAAGCCCAAGAGTGGGCGGAACAAGCGAAAGAACCAATACCAACAGAATTAGCAAAACCAAAAGCAGAATTAAAATCCATACTTCCTTCAGAAACCCCCACCAGAGGCGAAATTTTGCCCGTAGAGAAGGGTTTAGAGCCGAATAAGGCAATTATACCTGAGGCAAAACCAGAGATTAAACCAACCAAAAAATACATAGAAGTGCCAAGAGAGCAGTTGCCAATTAAAACACCGGGAGCAGAAAAAGGAGTTAGTAAATTGGAGTCAAGAATGAAGGGACTTTTTGAAACTAAAAATGTTGAAAAAGCAAAAGCAGAAGCAGAAGAAAGAGGGTTAGATATTTCTATTTATGATAAAATGAGCAAACCAGAACAATTACGAATGGCGGCTGAATTTGTAAATAAAAACCCCCAAAAGAAAGTATTAGACATTTTAGAGGGAAAAGAACCAACGCCGAAAGGATTACTTCATAATTCTTTAATGTTGGCGTTGGAAGAAAAAGCAAAATTAGACAAGAATGTTAATTTAGCGATTAAACTTGCTTCCTTGCGTTCAACCAGAATGGGACAAGAATTGAGTATTCTTACAGAGGTTTCTGATATTAGACCAGACATTGCCAAAATGAGTGAAATTATAAGAGCAAGAAAGGCAACTGCTCAAAGAAGTTTAAAAGAAGGAGAAACAATAGAGCAAAAAAAAGTAAAAATGAAATCAGAAATAAAAGCAGAACAATCAAAATTACAATTAAAAGTGTCGGAATTTGAAAAAATATTAAATCAAATAGTTTGCTAAACTATGGCAGTTTGTTTACCAAAAGTTTATAGGGATAAATTATTGAGCGCTTTTAAGAGCGGCGAATTGACAATAGAAAAACTTTATAATTTATCCGATAAAGAAAGACATAATCTTTTCTCAAAATATGTGGGAGAAGATTATGCTTCTTTTGTTAATGCCAAATTTGAGCAGGCAATGTTATCAAAACAAAAAACAGCTTTTGCTAACTGGATTAAAAAGACAACTACTTACAATGACCCAATTCGCAGGGATATGCTTAAAAGAGTGGAAAGAAATAAAAAATATCTAAAACCAGATGAAGCCAATAAATTTATGGACGATTTAGTAGAACAAAAAATGGGTTTTCGTCTTTCTGAAACAGAAGCCAAAACCATAATGGATTTAGCAGAAAGGGCAGAGGAATTGAAAGCAAAAATAACGCCCGATATGCCAAGAAATAGCGCTGAAAGATTGGCTTATGGTTATGCGTTAGATGAATTTAATCAACTTGCTTCCAAAATGAAATATGGAGCAGAAACATTGAAATTAAAAGAAGCAATTTTACCTAAAAATTGGTGGCGCGATATAATGACTATTGGGGGTATTTCAAAATCATTACTTTCGTCTTGTGATGTTAGTTTTATTGGAAGGCAGGGAATTAAAGTTTTATTTACTAATCCTAAAATTTGGGGAGAAACACTTGTTAAAACCTTTGAATTATTTGGGAAAGAATTGGTGGCTAAATCACCCGAAGGATTTTTTAAAGATAGAAATGATGCTGTAACGAGAGGAACAAGAGCGAGTATTTTATCAGACCCAAATATGCTTAATGGGAAATATAAGGCGGCTAAAAATGGATATGGATTGGGAGTGGTAGGCGAGGAATTTTTTCCAAGTTCTCTTTCTGAAAGAATACCAGTTTTAGGGAGAGTATTTAAGGCATCAGAAACCGCTTTTAATGGTGCAGCTTTATATATGCGTCAAAAATTGGCTAACGCCGTAATAGAACACGCAGAAAAAATGGGAGTTGATATGCTTGATCCAAAACAGGCAACCGCACACGGAAAAATAGTAAGTTCTATGACTGGCAGGGGCGATATAGGAAAACTGGAAGTAATTGGAAAAGAAATAAATGTTTTAATGTTTTCTATTAAGTTTTTGAAATCTAATTTTGATACATTAACCGCTCATTTGTTTGACAGGACAATGACCCCAGAAGCCAGAAAGTTAGCGGCAACTAATATTTTGAAAATAGCGGGCGGCGTGACAGCTCTTCTTGCTATTTCTAAGGCATTAGATGATGATAGTGTAGATCTTGACCCACGAAGTAGCAAGTTTGGTCAGATTTGCAAAGGTAGTCAGTGCGCTGATATTACTGGCGGAATGAAAGGACTTGTGACATTGGGAATGAGAATAGTTCCAACTATTCACGATGGTGAATTTGGATTTTGGACCAAGAGTTCTACTACCGGGAAATGGACTAAAATGACTGGTGATAATTTTGGACAGCAAACAGCATTAGATGTTGTTGAAGGATTTTTGGAAGGAAAGTTTGCTCCAAGTGTTGGAATGTTGAGAGATATTTGGGCGGGACAAAACTTTCAAGGAGAAAAACCAAATGTTGTTAATACCACTATTGGATTAATAACTCCAATAACCGCTCAAACAATTATACAGGAATTAAAAAGAGGAAATGATAGTTTGTTATTGGTATTGTTATCAGAAGGATTAGGTTTCAGTTATACTAATTATAGTTTTCGAGGCACGGGCAAGAAATGGGAACAACTAAAAGAAAAAAGAGGAGAGGAGGTTTTTAATAAATCCCTTCAAGAGGTGCAGGACAGATTTAACATTAGAGCCAAAAAATTAGAGCAATCCCCTCGCTTTAAAAAACTTAATTGGGAAGAACAAGCAAAAGAACTAGATAAAATAAGACAGGAGGAAACCCAAAGGATTTTTGACCGCTATGGCATATATTTTAAGAGTTCCAATTGAGCAGGTAAACAGAAATCTGGCGGATTTGGAAGTTTAGGTAAATAAATTATGGATAAATACTTCTTCCAACTTCGTCTGGTGCTGGTTCATAATTATAAGTATCTATGGGTGGCATTTTGGAAGGAAGATAAATAAACATTATTATAAGTATCTATGGGTGGCATTAAGTAAAGAATAATTATAGCAATAATTAAACTACCCAAAACAATGATTTTTTCTTTAAGATTACGCCAATTCATATAAATATTTTATTATTCGACCAATATCATTATATATCATTGACAATATATTTGTCAAGAGTATATGATTGGTAGAAGCATTTTATAATTAAAACTATGCCAAAGGAAAATTTACAGCAAACAATAGGAGATTTACAAAAAACAATAGGAGATTTACGACAGACCCTTGGAGAATTAAAAGGGACTACAATAACTGGCTTTGAAAATCTTAATAAAAGATTAGATGAAATGAAAGAAAATATTGATAAACAAAATGAAACGATAAATGATTTGCAATCATTTAGAGATAATTTAACTGGTAAATTAGGCATTATAGGAACAATTGCTGGAATTATAGGCTCTATAATTACAATGATAGTAAATTATTTTATAAATAATAAATAATATGTTTAAAAAATCACAAAAAGGAACAGGGGCTTTATTAGATACCCGTCCACCAGAAGAAAAACAAAAGGACTTTCTTTGGAAGGAAATTGTTGCTAATGCTGAGCCAGTCAATTGGCAGGAAAAATCTCAATGGAGAAAATTTCCTATTTATGACCAGAACGGTTCGTCAAGTTGTGTTGCGTTTTCTTTGGCTAAAATACTCGGCATAATGCATCAAGTCAATGAAGGCGAATGGATTGATTTCTCACCTGGCTTTATTTATCAGCAACGCTCAAACAAACCAAGTGCAGGAATGGCTGGCATTGACGCTTGGGAAATTGTCAGAAAGAATGGTGCTTTGTTGGAAAGTTTCTTTCCCTCACAAGGAAAAAATGATAATTATTTTGACAATTATTTAGTTAAGGCTTACGAAAAAGCAATTGCTTCAATTTTTAGGATTCCAAATTATGTAATTCTACCAACCAAAGATATTGACACAATTGCTTCAACTATTCAAAAAACTAACAAAGGAGTGATGGTTTGGTATTATTGGACTTATGATGAGTGGGATAGAGATTTTCCGGTTATTAGAAATTATAATCTTGATATAGTTCAGGCTTGTAAGCATTCGACGGTCGCGGTTGATTTTACCTTGTATTATGGAAAAAAATGTCTTATAATAGATGATAGCTGGGGACATAGGGGAATTAATGGACAGAGAATTATTACCGAAGATTTTCATTCTAAACGAAATTTCTTTGCCGCCTATCCGATTAACTTTAAATTTGAGGAGTTATGTATGCCAAAACCCAGTTATACTTTTAATAAAGATTTATCTTATGGAATGAATAATAATGATGTCAAAATGCTTCAATGTTGTTTGAAATTTGAAGGCTTGTTTCCTGTTAATACGGAATGCACTGGTTCTTTTTATGGCTTGACCTTATCGGCAGTCAAACAATTTCAAGCAAAATATGGCATTCCTCAAACTGGTTACGTCGGACAAATTACAAGAGCAAAATTAAATGAACTTTTTTAGAATTCTGAATTGTTGCTCAGCAACAAATTTAATAAAAGGTCGGATAAAAATATATAATATGTCGGGAGAAGTTATCGCAATTAATTATGGAGTTTTGGTCGCTGTGGTTATTGGTTTAGTAGAAGCAGCCAAGAGGATTGGAGTTCCCGAAAAGTTTGCTCCGCTCGTTTCTCTTATTTTAGGTTTAGGGCTTTCCTTTCTTGGTTTTGTTGCTAACCCTGATTTAGCCAGCACTATTATCGGTGGAATAATAATAGGATTAAGTGCTGTTGGTTTGTATAGCGGCACCAAAAATGTCATTGAGGGTTTCAGGGATAATCAATAAAAGTTATCCACAGCCCCCATATTGACAACCCATAATTTTGAGATTTATAATGTGATTAATGTGTAAGTTGCAAAGAATAGTGGTCTGGTTTTTGACCATAAGTAGCCTGATAGGATTTCTGTATGGAATAAAAATGATTGAGAAGATGGTTCTGGCGGAAGCGAAAATGGTTGAAGCCACAACTGCTGTTCTCCGTCCTCTTACTGAAAAAGAAATGTTGCAATTATATCTCTATGAGCAGGTTGAATATAATGTCAAGGATTATAATATCCTGAAAAGAATAATTACCTGTGAAAGTCAATGGGATATAATGGCTTATAATTCCAAATCAAATGATTATGGATTATTCCAAATTAATCAAAGATATTGGGAAAAGAAAGCCAAAGAATTAGGACTGGAAAATTACAAAGACGATTGGAAAGAAAACATTCAGTTAGGGGTATGGATATATAAAAATTCCGGTTTATTTAACTGGAATTGGAGTAAATCTTGCTGGAAGTAGATTTACACTACTTTAACAATAAACCCCTCTTAAAAGGCAAAATTTCGCTTCTGGTGAGGTTTTAGATGGTGGGTTAGGAAATAATTTACCATCTGAGGGCTTTTAGACAAAAAGGAGGTGCAATTCCTCCAACCCTCACTAATTATTGATAACTGGTTAGTTCTAAAAAGGAACTTACCATCAGACAGGAGATATTGACAATCAAAAATAATTTATTATAATAGAATTGTAATGGACTTGACATTTAAAAATCATTTATTAAAATAATAATCAGTCGAATAACACCAGTAGGGCATAGACGGCACGCTTCGACTTACCAGGCTATATGCTTGGTTCCCTACTGGGGCGTGCCGTCTGTGTTATAAAATTATGAAATATAATATCAATATCAACCAATTAGCACTTTACAAAAGCGGATTGGATTTAAAAGATTGTGCGATACTTGAATATATTAAGGGCTGGTTTAATGCTGACGACAAAAAAGTAAAGCAATTAGTGATTAGCGAGAATGGCTATGATTATAGATACATTTGGATAAATTTTAATACATTGATTAAAGATATGCCACTTTTAGGAATAAAGCAGAAAGCCTCTATCAGCAAGCGATTAGCCAAGATAGAAAAGAAGGGGTTTATAAAGAGATATTTAGCACCGGACGGCAATCTTTATATCAGATTATTGCCAAAAATTAAGACCACCGAGTTTGAGGGTGTTAATTTAGACGAACAGGAAGTTAGCGATGGGAAACACCACCCGTTAGCCGAAAGAAACTATAATATATTACTAATCAAAGATAATATAAATATGTCTGCAAAGCAGCCATTGTCGGACAAGCCGACAAATTCCTCTTTCTTGTCAGAAAAAGAAACAAAGGATGAAGAGTTATTGGATGGTATTACTGAAAAAACAACCTCCAGCCAGGAAAAATCCAAAGAAATACCCCCCGAAAAAATTGCGGGGGTGCAAAATGACACGGGGTTGGAAGAACAAAATGAGCCAATTACCCCACCTTCGGAAGGAAAAAAAGAAGAAATAAACACCCGAGATTTCTTTCTTGGAGAAATAAAGCCTCTCTTTCTTGAAATGCTTGATAAATACCGCCGGGTGGAATATTATGCCTTTGATTATGTAAAAGAAATTGCCATAGTTAAAAGATGGATTAAACAAGTAAAAGAGAAGCAACCTGACTGGGGCGAGGAGGAAATTGCTCCCCGACTTAAATCTTATATCAAACACTGGTTTGAAGCCCACGACAATGATCCGCCCTCAATTTCCCGAATATTTTCCTCAAATAGTTTAAACGAATATAGATTTTGGGTTGCTAAAACCCACCCAAGTCAAATAAATACAAGCCTTTAATATGAACAACAAAACAATTCAACAAATATCAAAAGAAGAAATGCTCGCTAAATATGAGGGGAAAGACAAAGTGGTTTCCTCTTTTGAAAAGAAAAAAGAAATTGAAGAACAAAAAAATAGATTTTTTTATGTCCATTCAAAAATTCCCTCGCTTGATAAAAGCATTGATGGATTTGAGAGCGGCGAGATGATAATAATTGCTGGGGCAACAGGACAGGGCAAAACAACAATAGCCCAATATCTTACCAATGAGTTTGCTCAGCAACATTTCAAATCTCTCTGGTTCTCATACGAAGTGACCCCATATCAATTCTTTAACAAGTTTCAAGAGTTGCCATTATTCTACTTACCCAATATCTTGGCGGGCAAAACATTAACTTGGTTGGAAGATAGAATAATTGAGGCAAAGGTTAAATATAATATAAAAATAGTTTTTATAGATCATCTTCACTATCTTTTGAATTTGAGTTATAATAATAACATCACACCGGAAATTGATTATATTGTCAGAAACTTAAAACTTTTATGCTTGAAACATAATTTAATTCTTTTCCTGCTTTGCCATTTAGCAAAAGTTAGAGTTGATGAAGAATTAGAAAATTCTCATTTACGCAATTCAGCAATGATAGCAGGTGAAGCAGACACGGTTTTAATGGTTAGAAGAGATAGGGAGAGAGAAAATACCACTTGGCTCAAAGTAACCAAATCCCGACGAATAGGTGTAATGGATAAAAAAATTCCTCTCTTGTATAAAGGCGGAGCAAGTTTTGAAGAAATAGAAGATTTAGAAACAGACGAAATAAAATTAGATTTATTATGAGCATTGAACAAATTAAACAAATTTATTCAGAAAAATTAATGTCATTGTCAGACGAAACACTTAAAAAACTTTTAGGTGATGATTATAATTCTCTAATTGAATACGATGAATGGGTAACGGTTCAATCTAAAAAAATAGAAAAAGAATGGAAGAAAGAATATAAAAAAATTATTGATAATATTTTTGAATTTGTAAAAGAAAACGAAGAATTCGCCAGAGAAAGAAAAATAGAATATCTTGAAAATCTAATTACTGAATTAAGCAAAAGAATAGAGGAAGAAGTAAATTATCAACAAAGAATGATAAATGATGATGTCCCATTTTGGTTTCGCTCCTTGTCTAACAATAGATTAAAAAAAATGGTTAAAGAATATAAGAGATTAAAAAATTCTTTGTATTTTCTAAAAAACAATAAAAATCAAAATGGAATTACTCCTGAAATGATAGTCAGAGCCAGAGAATATCCGATTGATAATTTAATAGACGTTGGAAAAAATATGATGGCTCTTTGTCCATTTCATTCTGACAAAAATCCCAGTATGTATGTTAGAAATAATTTTTATTATTGTTTTGGTTGCGGTGTTTCGGGTGATGTAATAGATTTAGCAATGAAATTATGGGGTCTTTCCTTCCCGGAAGCGGTCAAAAAGTTATCCACAGGTTAGGTGTTGACATTTAATAATTTTTAGAATATAATAGAACCAAAGGTCAATTAAAAAATAAAATTATGTATTTATTTGAAGCAAGAATTATAGATGAAAAAACAGGAGATGTTATTACAAGAATTTTCTCTTATTCAGGAGAGGGATTAGAAGAAGAAATGGGAAAATCAAAGTGGACAGAAAAAGCCATTGAGGCAGAAATAAAAAACGAAGAAGAAAATGAAAAAGCGGGTGGAAACGAGGCGGTTGTTTCTTAAATGACTCTTTCGCTTAAAGTCAGCCCGCTTATAAATAAAAGGTCGTTTAATAATTAAAATTAAAAATTATGACTGACGAATTTAAAATAACAAAGGAAAGAATTTTAGAGCTTATTCCTAAATATTTTGAAGAAGTTCTTAAGAGCGACTACTCTAATCCTATTAAAGATGCTGTTGAAGAAGCAATAAAAGAAAAAGATGGAATAATTAAGAGAATGGTTAATGATATTATAGCTGAAGTTTTTACAACAAATGAATTTAAAGAAGAAATTACTAGACAAGTTATTGCTCAAGTTCTTAAAAAGGGATTAATAGACTAAAGAAGTTTAAGGAAGAACAAAATAAAAATAAAATAAAGGTCGTTTAATAAACAAAATTATGACAAAAATAGATATTGATATTGTTTATGGTCAAGGGGATTTAGACGAAAGATATTTAAATGATGATAATGAAGAAATATATAATATTAGCGAAACTTTTGAAGACATTGAGGAGGCAATTAAATTTTTAGAAGATATTAAAACAAGTATGGAAGAAGAAAAAGAAAGACTACAATCTATCCCCGATGATGTTGATGAAGATTAAATTAAAATTATAAAACTATGGAAAACAAAAAAGTATATTTATCAAATGGTGAAGAGGCGGAATTATTGGCTCAATATGAAGATGGCAATAAAATTGAGTATGTAGTTAAGGTTGTAGTTGGTGAAAATGTTTATGAAGAAGGAAGTGAATTGATTTATGAAAATAGAAATAGAATTGTGTCAAATGTTTATGAAAAATACGAGGATGTTCCGATGTTTTTTAGAAAAACTGAATTAGAAAAAGAGGTTGAAGGATTGGAGAAAAAAATCAAAGAATTAACAAAGCAAAAGGCAAATCTTACCAAAAAGTTAAAGTCAATTTATAATCCGAAATTTCCTATTGGAACTAAAATTTATTATACTAACTGCTGGGGAGATGAAGTTGAAGAATTAAAAATTATCAGAATTGTTTTTACCGAAGAAGAAAATAGAAGTTTTCACACTTATTATCTAAATAAAGAATATCGTAATTTTAAAGAAATTGGAGACGGATATTATTTAACAAGAGAAGAAGCAGAAAAAGCTCGGCAAGAGTATTTAGAAAACAAAAAGATAGAAGAACAAAAAATAATTGAAGAGAATTATAAAAGAGCAAAAGAGGAATATGAAAAATTAAAAAGGTCGCTTAAAAAACAAATCCATGACACAGCAGGAAAAAATTGAAAAAATGTATAATGAAAAGCAGAAAAGAATTCAACAAAGAATTGAAGAAAAAGATTTGAATATTGCCATCGGGCAAGGAATTAACAATGCTTGCCTTTTATTAAAAGATAGAGATGAATTTATTAATGCATCATCTGACGATAAAAAAATGGCAGTTAAAAAATATGCTCAAATGATAACAGAAGTTCTTTTAGAAATGAGAGAAGAATATCAAAAAGAAAATAATGAAGAGCAACCATTATGATTGATTTAACTCCTTATTTTATTGAAAGTTTTAAAAGAAAAAGAGTTGTCGGAAAGTATAGCGTTACTGACTTGTGGGCTATTATTCACGGCTATCTTACCCCAGAAAATTATTTAAAAGAAGAAAGTTTTAAAATTATTGATATTGTTAGAATGATAAATGGAACAGTTAAGCATAAAATTTTAGAGGAATTTTTAATTGAAAATGGCTGGCAAATAGAAATAAAAAAAGAATTTCCCTATGAAGATATTGTTTTTGTTGGCAAGGTTGATGCTATCAATGATAAAGAAATTTTAGAAATTAAAACCTCTGACAAGATAATACCCGTTGGCAAGGATTGGCAAAAATTACAACTTAAAGTTTATCTGACAATGTTTGAAAGAGAAAGCGGGTGTTTGGTCCAACCGGTTTATACCAATGAAAAAATTTACCTTAAAAAAATTACTGAAATAAAAAGAGATGACGAATATGTTTTTAATATATTTAAAAAAGTAAAAGAGTTTCATAATCAATTATTAAACTATGGAAAAATTTCTTAAAAAATATTTCCCACATTCATTTATTGAAAAGATTAAAAATAATCTCTATTTAATCATTTTGCCATCTTATTATTGGAAATATGACGATTTAGATGTTCAAATCAATTTAATGTTGCTTTATATTGCTAAAAATAAAAATTTCAGGCAATACGATTTTAATAATGACGAGCATTTAAAAATTATAAAAAACAAAATAAAGTCATTAAAAATTCCTCATTGTAAAAATGCCGTAATTATGATTGGCATAAGGGTCGGTGAGGAATTTTATACTTTTAAAAAAGAGGATTTATGAAATATATCGAAAAATCAGTAGATGACGATGTGGCGTATTTAATCCCGATATCAGATCTCCACATCGGTGATAAAAGTTTTTCAAAAAGTGGGCGAAAAAAACTTAATGGCTATATCAATTGGATTAAAGAAAGAGACAATGCTTTTGTTTTTCTGGGGGGTGATATATTTAATGTGGCTGGCAGACAAACTTTAACATCGCCATTTGATAGCAGTTCCGATGAATATGATTTAGCTATAGATTTATTTGAACCAATTAAAGATAAAATAATCGGAGCAATAGATGGTAATCACGAATTTAGAATGATTGATGAATTTGGATATTCGCCCACCTCTTTATTATGTAAACATTTTAATATTATTTATGCCCGCTGGTCTGCTATTATTAGATTTAAAGTTGGAAAAAGAAAAGACTCTTACAATAGATATAGGGAGAATTACTTCGTTTATTACCATCATCTTACTGGTGGTGGCAGAAGAACAGGAAGTAAAATAAATAAATTAGAAGATTTGCGTGAAATTGTTGAGGGTATGGATGTTTATATCGGCGGACATACTCATCAATTGTCGGCTCACCCAAAAGAAATATACTATCCATCAATGCAAGGAAAAAGTGTTGAAAGGCGAAGAATTTGGTTTGTAAATTCGGGCAGTTATTATGATTGGGGTGATAATTATTCCGAGCAAAAAATGTATTCCCCGCCAAAGTTAGGCTCTCCCCGGATAAGATTTGATGGCAAAAAGCACGATGTCCATGTAAGTTTATAATTATGTATAACATTGAAGAACTAAAAAATCAAATAATCTGTGGTGATTGTTTAGAAGTAATGAAAACTTTTCCTGATAAAAGTATAGATATGGTTTTAACCTCTCCTCCTTATGATAATCTCCGAACATACAAAGGTTACACTTTTAATTTTGAAGGAATAGCACAAGAAATATATCGAGTATTAAAAGATGGTGGGGTATGTGTTTGGGTAGTAGGAGATGCCACAATAAAAGGAAGTGAAACAGGAACAAGTTTCCGACAGGCATTATATTTTAAAGAAATTGGATTTAATTTACATGACACAATGATTTGGAAAAAAACAAATCCTATACCATTAACACACAATCGTTACGAACAGCATTTTGAATATATGTTAGTATTTTCGAAAGGTTCGCCTAAAACGTTTAACCCAATCAAAATTCCTTGTGCAACAAAGGGACAAATCAGAAACCGAAAAAAATCAAACAAAGAAGAAGGTTCAGCAGTTAGGAACAGGGATGAAGTAACCATAACCAAAGACAAAAAAATTAAAGGGAATGTGTGGGAAATGCCAGTATCAAACACAAAATTCAACCATCCCGCAATTTTCCCTGAACAATTAGCACAAGACCATATATTAAGTTGGAGTAACGAAGGAGATATAATACTAGACCCATTTGCTGGTAGTGGAACTACTTGTATGGCGGCTAAAAAAATAGGTAGAGATTTTATAGGAATAGAAAAAGAACCTGATTATGTGGCTATTGCGGAAGCCAGAATTAAATCAATTCCCGAGAGTTTGTTTTAATTATAAAAATAATGAATAAAAAACTATGAAACAAAAATCTAACCAGAAGATTATAAAAAAATGTGAAGTTAGCCCTATTTATAGCAAAGACAACGATGATACTCTTCATTTTTATTGCGACTTTTGCGGTAAAGAGATGTCTTACAATGAAGTGAGGGAATGTAAAGCAGAAAGAGAAAAATGTCCAAGGTGTGGTAGAGAGTTGGGGGAATCCGACTATTCAGTGGGTGTATGTCTAAATTGTGAATATAAATTAGATGATTAAAAGTGGTAAGTTCCATTTTGGAACTTGTTAAAAAGGTCGTTAAATAATTAAAAAAATGAAAATAAAAATTATACCAGAAAAAATTTGGAGCAAAGACATTGATATTAAGGGCAAACCAATTACTAAATGGTTTGTAAAGTTTGAAGATAAGATTTTCTCCAGTTTTCAAAAGCCAGATTTAGAAGAAGGAAAAGAGGGGGAAATTGAATATGATGAGGATAGTAAATTTGAGAAGCAATCAGAAGATGGATTGACTATTTTCTACAATATTACACCATCTAAAAAAAATAAAGATATACTGGATAAATTAGATGAAATTGATAAAAAATTAGAATTTTTAATTGATATAGTTAATAAAAAATAATATGTCATACGCCAGTCAAAAAGGCTATTTAGGAGAAAAAGAAGTGGCTGAATTTCTAACTAATGTTTTCAAGCAGTGGGGTTTTAAGTTTATGCGGATCGGAGGAACAGAAAGGAATAAAAAGATTTTTGCTGGTGATGTTGTCTTGGATTATCGGACGGATAAAGAGCAGAATTGTGTTTTAAGGGATTATTATATTGAGGTAAAGAAGCAAGGCAAGCCAAATGTTTTTGCTGATTATGAGAAGGCCAAAGATGATGCCGAATATTGGAATAAAAAGGGAGCGATTATGTTTGTGATTAAATCAGAAAAAGGAAAGTTTGACAATAAAAAGATAGTCGTTTTAGATTGGCAAATTTTTGCCCAGCTTATTAAAGATTTACAATATTATGACGCAGATAAGTAATGTTTCAAAAGTAAAAGAAGCCCACAAAAGAAGGGAAATGTTTATTGAATTTCATCAGAAATCCCGCTTGCTTGAATTAAAACTTGTTTGGAAAATCTGGAAATTAAAGGACTGGATTTATCTTGGATTTGATACCTTTAAGGATTATTGCGAAGCCCCGGTTAATTCAGGAGGATTAGGAATTAGCCGTGCTTGGGCAACACAATTAGCCGAAGTTTATCAAAAGTATGTTAAAGAATTAGGTGTTGCTGAGCAACAATTGCTTTTAGCCAGCCCCCGAAAACTATATCAAATCAGGAATTTAGTAAATAAAGACAATGTTGATGACTGGCTAATCAAGGCGTCCAATTTATCATTAGAGGACTTACAAAGAGAAGCAAAAGGAATAGATATAATGGAATGCCAACATGATTGGGAATTATTTAGACGATGTAAAAAATGTAAGATATGGGAAAAAGTTCCAAACAACAACAATTTTTAAAGGATTTAGAAAGTTTTGAGCCAATTTTAATTGCTGAAAGTAAAAAGCATAACATAGATGGATGGGAGGCTGAAGACATTCAGCAAGAGGTTCGTCTTCGTTTATGGATTAAGTATTCTACTTTCAAAGGAAAGTCGTCATTTAAAACTTGGGCAAATAAAGTAATGAAGAATTGTATAAAAAACATAAAGAGAGATGCTGAAAGACAATGCCGCAAATCTCTTAGTTATTCAATTTCTTTTGATGATTTAGATGATGAGAGCGAATAAAAAATGCGAGGCTTTTCAACCCCGCACTTTAATATCTTAATCACTTATTACATCAATGCCGCTGATATCAAACCCGTAATGTAGACATTGTGCCGCCTGCCAATCGAGAAGATAATAATTAGGAGATATTTTGCTTTGTTTAATCCATTTAATACACTCACTTTTTTCTTCTTTTTCAATGCCAGTAAAAATTGCATAATAAAGCAAGCTAATAAAACCAGCAACTATTAATACAATTATTAATCCATAAATAATGTTTTTAATCATATATTTAATTATTAAGCGACCTTTTATTATTTTATTTATGTTATTATTTTTACACTTTCTATTTATTCTTCAGTTAAAACTATAGGTGTATTTTGGTCGGTAAAAGAAAATTGTATGGTATCGGAATTAGTATTCTTAAGACAATCTTTTAAAAAGTTTTTATTAAGTATTATAACATTTTCCCTCATACTTTTTTCATTTCTTATCGGCATTATTAAATAAATATCTTTTTCATTTGGATTGATATCAATTGGAGTTTGCGGAATAACAGGAACTGAACATTTGAAAGCTATTTCATCATTACTATTGCTTGTCAAAATTATTTGTTTATTTTTAGAATCTAAATCAATTGTTATTTCATTAATTTTATCTGGAACTTGATTTAATGCCGATAATAATTCTTTACGATTTACTTCGAATTGATACTTTTCTTTTTTTGGAAAAACTTGTTTATAATTTGGAAATTTACCTTCTATTGCTATAGTAAAAATAGTAAAATTATCAAATACAAATTTTACATTTCTTTCTTGGTCTATTGCTATTGATACCTTGTCAGGTTTAACTGATTTTAAAGTTTTTAATAATTGTTTAGCAGCGTCTTCTGGAATAATTGCCTCAAAATCTTGGAATATATTAGCTGGTAAATGTATTTGAGATAATCTGAAAGTATCAGAAGCGACTATTAATAATTGATTATTTTCATTTTTAATAAATATACCTCTAAGTTCAGCATGATTTGAATGATCGCCTTTTTCTATAGCATAAATTGATTTATTGAGACCATTTATTAAATCATCAGAAGAAACTGTTAGTTGTGGAGATTGTTTTACATCTGGTATAATGGGAAAATTTTCTAATAAATCCCCTTTTATTGTTAAATTGCCGATTTGTGCAATATGGTTATTTTTATCAATAATTTTTATATCATCAATAGTTTTACCCTTTAACAATTTGGCATCTAATGCTATTTTACCAATCTCTTTATTTGTCTCATAAATTATTCCTGTATCTAAATTGGTTGCCATTATTTTATTACCATTGATTGCAATATTTTCTAAAATTGTAATAGGAGGATTTTTTTTAATAAATGTTCCTACAATATCAAATATTTTATTATTAATATTAATTTCTTTTTTTGTTTTCATTTTATTATTTTAATTATTAAGCGACCTTTTATTTTATAATCACTAAGTAAAAATTCTCAAATTTTTATAATACTGACTACTCACGCCCCATTTTTCACAATCAGCAATTTCTTTATTAAGATGTTCTATCGTTGCTGGTTCAAAATAATATGGTTTTCCACTACGCCACGGATAAACTAAAAATTCCTTATCACCCTCTTGCCAATCTTTTAAACAATGTTTTGAGGTATTATCTTTTCTAATCTTTAATTCTTTAAAATCAACATTTTGATCTAATTCTGTGCCGTCAACATTATAATGTGGTATCCATTTAATAAATATCATTTTTGGAGTTTCTTTAAGCCAATAAAAATTACCTTCACAATAATATAAATTTTTATCTTTATTAATTCCCTTTTTCATTTTATTATTTTAATTATTGCGACCTTTATAAATTTAATTGTCTTGAGAGAGAAGGAGTAGAGTTTAGAACAATAAATTAATTTTGGTTTCTGCTGGCTATTCCTTCTACATCTTTATTATAATTTAAATATTTTATTATTGTCAAGATGCAACCTGTGGATAACTTTTTTTGACTTTTTTAATGGGGGGCTTGACTTTTTATATAAAAAGAGTGTCTATTGTAGTAGAGATTGTTTAATGAAAGACACCAAGATTTGAGGTTATTGTGTCATAGATGTCATAATTATATTCACAAACATCATTTAGAAAAGGTTCTTGCTTCTAATCTTATGAAAAGAAGAGATTTAAGAGATTTAATTTTATCTGATTCTGATAAGTAAATTTATTTTCTGCTAAGATAGTGTTCGTTCAAAGGACGGAGGCACTATCATAGCAGAGAACAAGTTTATTTATTCCAATAAAATAAAAAAACTTAATTAAAGATTATGCCAAAAAAACTTGAGCAACAATTAAAAAAAGAAGCCAAAAAGAAATTTGGCACAACTACTTCTGAAAAAGCAAAACGCTATATTTACGGAACCCTCAGAAAGACAGGGTGGGTTCCATCATCTCAAAAAAATGGAAAACGAAGAAATAAAAAATGAATCTCAAAATCTTGAAGAAACTGGAAAAACAGGAATTTTAAGAGACGAAAAGGGAAGAATATTACCGGGGTCTGCTTCATTAAATCCCAAGGGAAGAGGACCTGAAACTATATCATTTACTACAGCCCAGAAAAGATATTTTAGAGAACACCCCGACGAATTTGAGAAGTATTGTGAGGATATAAGAAAAGACCCATCAATGAGAAAGATTATGTGGAATTATATTGATGGAATGCCCAGACAAAATATTGAATTAGAGGGCAAAGTTATTCATATACATATCGATTCAGATATAGCAGAAAAAAACAATGTTATTACACCCAGCACAGAAGATAGTAGCGAAGGACAATCATAGGTTCCGTGTTTTAAGATGTGGTAGAAGAAGTGGAAAGACCAGTTTGATGATAGAGGAGATTAAAGGGATTGCTCTTTCAAAACCAGCTCGCATAGCATATATAGCGAGAAACTATCAACAGGCAAGAGATATTGCTTGGGATATGCTACTTAAAGAAATGAGAGGGGCAATAATTTCAACTAATGATTCACGATTAGAATTAAAGATTAGAAATATTCAAGGAAGTGAAAGTTTAATTTTACTTAGAGGATGGGAAAGTATTGAAAATTTAAGAGGACAAGCATTTGATTTTTTGTGTATAGATGAAGTGGCTTTTATGAAGAATTTTTGGTCCAACTTGGAAGAGATATTGAGACCAACTTTAACAGATAGAAAAGGCAGTGTATTATTCGGCTCAACTCCTAATGGATTTAATCATTTTTATGACCTCTGTAATAAAGAATTAGTAGACAGCACATATAAAACATTTCATTTTACTTCTTGGGATAATCCTTTTTTACCAAGAGAAGAAATAGAACAAGCCAAAGCAACTTTACCAGAAGAAGTATTTTTACAAGAGTATGAGGCAAGTTTTCAAAAGAAATCAGGTTTGGTATATAAAGAGTTTCAAAGGAGTTTACATCTTTATGAAAAACTTCCTAAAATGGAACTTATCAAGGTGGCTGGTATTGACTTCGGATTTAAAAACCCATGCGCTGTATTACATATATTTACAAATGGAGATTTCTTCTTTGTAGAAGATGAGTGGTATAAAACAGAACGAACAGATGCTCAAATAGCGGAATATGTAAGTTCTTGTAATTTTCAAGCAGTATATCCTGATCCGGAAAGTCCCGGTGGAATACAAGAGCTTAAAAATCATAGAGTAAACACCAGAGAAGTATGGAAAGGTAATGGAAGCTTAGAAGCAGGTATTCAAAAAGTGAGAGAACTCTTTATATCAGGCAAATTAAAAATCAATAAGAGATGTATAAATCTTATATCCGAGTTAGAAATGTATTCTTATGATGAACCAAGCAGTGATAGAAACCAGAAAGAAACGCCAATAGACGCATATAATCACGGATTAGACGCTCTAAGATATGTGGTTATGACTCATCAAGCATCTCCCCGAGTTATACATAAACAGGAAGAATTATGGGAAAAAAACAGGAGAAATCTATCACAAACGACAAGATAATACCAAAAAAACTTCATTTAGTATGGGTAGGAGATAGACCTTGCCCGAAAGATTGGATTATGAGTTGGCGGAATAAGCATCCTAAATGGGATTTCTATTTATGGAATGAACAGAATATAGTGGGATTTGAATGTCAAAAGTTGATTGATTGGTGTTTAGAAAGGAAGCTTTATCCAGCAGTTGCCGATATAGTGAGATATGAGGTTCTTTACAAATATGGTGGGGTAGCAGTAGACGCTGATTCAGAGTGTATTAAGCCAATAGACGAATTATTAGATATTGAAGAGGATTGTTTTGCTTGTTATGAATCAGAAAAAAACAGACCCGGACTTTTATCTCCTCAAATGGGGGCTTGCAAAGGAAATGAGTTAATGAGAGCAATAATTGATATTCTTAAGAAGAAGACGGAGGTAAAAGTTGCTTGGATGGAGACAGGCAATTTACTTTTAACCAATGTGGTTGCTGATAAAAGATACCCGATAAAAATTTATCCCAGTCATTATTTTATTCCTGTATATCATAATGGTGAAGAAAATAAAGGAGATGGAAATATTTATGCTATTCAAAAATGGTATACAACCAAAAAACTGTGGAACAAATAAAGAATTAATCAAATGACCCATATTATTATTTCAAGAATGTGGTATGAGAAGGAAGAGGATTTGCTTAAAAGGATTACAATTTATGAATCTAACCTCTTGCCAGCCCTTTTAAATCAAACAAATCAAGATTTTGATATTGGAATTCTCTGTAATGAAAAGCATAAAGAGATTATTCAAAACATACATCCACGCATTATTCCTTTCTTTACAAAGAAAAAAGGGCAAAGAATGGGGAAATTCTGGCATATCCATTCTAACTGGGAAGATATAATAGGGATTAAAGAATATGATATACAAACAAACATAGATAGCGATGATATCGTTTCAAAAGATTTTGTTAAAATAATTAAAGATTCTATTACTGAGGAAAAAAGAACATTAATTCATTTTCAACCATTATTAAGAGATTTTTTTACGGGGATAGTTAAAAAAATAAGAATAAATTATAACGATAAATACATTTCGCCTTGCTATTCATTATATCAGCCAGATAAAGAAAATTATGTTTATATCGGGCAAGACGAACATCCACAGATGTATAAATACGCTGATAAGGTTATAAAAATTCCAGAAGGACATTATTGGATGAATATACACGATAATAATGATTCATCTACTATGAAGTTAAGTGCGGGAGATATAAATATTTTAAGTCCAGAAGAAGAAAGAGAAAAAAGAAAGGCACAAGCAGAAAAACTTAAAAAAGTTATAGAAGCATATAAAATTAGAAATCCAATAAAATACAAACAAAAAGAAAAAGAGTTGATGGACAAATTAAATAGTTTATTATGAAATCACTATATAATATAATAACTGATGCAGAAAAAGCGTTAAGATCTGGTAACCCTATTAAGATAGGGAAATATGCGGAGCACGACCACGCAGAAGTAATTGCAACGATAGAGGCGTATCTTAACAAACAGCATATATCGGGAAAGTTTGACTCTAAAAACAGAGAGAAGCCTTTTTATGATATAGTTACTCAAGCAGTTAATACTTGGTATAAGGCAACTGACATTGACCGAAAGAATATAAAGTTTTTACCTAAGAACGCAGGACAGAGATTAAAAGCATTTATTGCGACATTGATGTTTAGGGATTGGATGAAAAAGAATAATTTTGGACAATTCCTAAATAAATGGGGATATACTCTCGCCGCTTATGGTTCAGCAGTAAGTAAATTTGTAGAGCAAGATGGAAAACTAATTCCTTATGTTGTTGCTTGGGATAGGCTTATTTGCGACCCAGTGGACTTTTATTCTAATCCAATTATTGAAAAAATTTATTATACTCCAGCTCAATTAAGAGCATTACCTTATGACCAAGAAGAAGTTGAAAGAGTTATTAAAGCAAGTCAGCAAGCGGGAGAAGTAAGAGAAGATTTAGAAGAACAGACAATAGATAATAGAGCAGAATATATTGGAGTATATGAAATACACGGAGAATTGCCTTTATGGTATTTAACTTTTAAAGAAGGAGATGAAGATATTTATCGCCAGCAAATGCATGTTGTCTTTATTAAAAAAGGAAAGAATAAAGAAGACGATATAGAAACAACTCTTTATTCGGGTAGAGAAAAACAAAATCCTTATTATATTTCACACTTGATTGAACAAGAGGGAAGAACTTTATCTATTGGAGCAGTTCAGCACTTATTTGATAATCAATGGATGGTTAACTATTCAGTTAAACTTATTAAAGACCAGTTAGATTTAGCTTCAAAAATGGTTTCTCAAACATCTGATACAGACTTTGCGGGAAGAAATGTAATGACAGACATTGACACGGGAGATATTTTAATTACGAAAGAAAATCAACCATTAACTCCTATAAATTTACAAGCAACTGCTTATAGTCCTTTGATAAACTTTTTAGATACTTGGTATCAAGGAGGAAGGGCTATTACTGGGACACACGAATCAATTACCGGAGAAACGCTTCCATCTGGAACTCCCTATCGGTTGGGGGCTATGCTAAACACAGAGTCCCAATCATTATTTAGTATGATGGTAGAGAATAAAGGGCTTCATTTGGAAGAGATGATAAATAAATATGTTTTACCTTTCTTTAAAAAATCATTAAAAACCACAAAAGAAGTTTCTCTTATTTTACAAGGAGAAGAATTGGAACAATTTGATGAATTAACATTACCAGCAAGATTAGAGAGGGCTTTAAGAGCGGAAATTATGGCAGGAAGAATGCCAACTATGAGCGAATTAGAACAAATGGTTTCAGAAGAAAATCGTTTGCTTGGTAGTTTAAGACCGATAAAAATAAATAAATCTTGGACAGATTACTTTGCTGATTTAGATTTAGATGCAATTGATATAGATATTACAGGTGAACAATTAGATAGAGCAGAATTCTATTCAGCAATCAATTCTATTTTACAAATGTTAATGTCTAATCCTAATGCTTTACAAGACCCGAATATTAGAAAGTTATTCTATAAGATATTTGATAAAGTAGGAGTAGTAAGTCCACTTGAAATCGCTAAACCCAGTCCATTAGGACAAATGGGACAGATTGAAATTGCTAAACCCAGTCCATTAGGACAAATGGGACAGATAAGAGAAAATACTGGTGGCATTGCTGGTCTTCCCGAGATAGGGCAAAGACCAGAGGTCGGCATTGCCTCAATTTAAATTAAATAAAAGATATGGAACAAGGAAAACAAATGAGATTTACAGAAGACGAACTTCGTCTTATCAGGGATACTTTTAAGGGTAATGACCGATTACTTAAATTAATGAGAAAAGTATTCCTTCCTGAATTAGATCCTGATGCTCCGTTGGGGCAAGTTATTGATTTGTGGATATCACTTCCTCTTAAAGAGATGGATCCACGAGACGCAATGGTAAATATGTTAGCAAGAAATCAACTTATAATGCACGTAGAGCAACAATTGATGCAATTACAAGCATTGGCTAATAGGGAAGAATTAACAGAAGAACAAAAACAAATAAAGGAGAAAAAAAATAATGGTCGTTAAAATAATAATTTGGCAGAGAAGTTCTGCCTTAAAAAACTTCTATGAACAAAGAAAACTTGGTGGACGCTGACACCTTAAACAGCGGGGTTCAGGATACCTTACCTGAAGATACAGATGAGAGTCTTGAAGAGTCTGATGTTCAAGAGGAAACTCAAGAGGAAACTCAAGACACTCAACAGGAAGATGAGAAAGAAAAACTACGAGCAGAGTTAGAAAAGTTAAAGCAAGAGGCAAGAAATCAAAAAATTCGTGCTGAAAAAGCCGAGAAACTTGCTAAATCTGCTGCTAAACCTGATTTAACTCCTACTGATATCTATGCTTTATTAAAAGCAGATGTAGAGGAAGAGGATTTTCAGGAAGTAGTTGATTATGCCCATCTTAAAGGGATATCTGTCAAAGATGCCCTGAAATCAAGCGTTGTTCAAGGAATTATCGCTGAAAAGAAAGAGGAAAGAAAGACTGCTGAAGCTACTGCCACTGGCAATAAGCGTAGCAGACCAAAACCTCCAACTGGCGATGAACTCCTTCATAAAGCAAGAACGACTGGAGAATTACCTGATAGAGAAGAAGACCTTCAAGAATTAGTATCATCTGCTATCAATAAAAAATAGTTTCTGATGGAATCTGATGGAATGGTCGTATTAACTAAATTACTGAAATGGCAAACACAATTTCAGACAAGACTTGGCGAGATAAATATAGATTAGCTGCCTTGGATCAGATTCTTAGACGCAATTTAATTGCAGAAGCTATCTGTGAAGTAGATAGAAGTGATGCAAAAAGGATTGATTGCCCTTATGGAGATCAGTCAACAGCAGTTATTCAAGAACTTAAAGGAACATATAATCCTGTTACATTTGAGACGCACGATGATTATTTACAAGTCAATCACGAAGTAATCGCATCTGAACATATCTATGATTTTGAGAGCGTTTTCTCAAACTTTGATTTGTTCTCTTCACGATTCAATGAACAGGCTTTCGCAGTTGGAGAGAAAATTGACAAGATGGTTCTTAATGAATTAACTGATAAAGCAGGAGAATCTTATAGCACTCCAGCAGGCGGATTCACTTCAGACAATACTCCAGTAATCTTTTCTAACTTGATTAGTAAGGTTGCAGGGTATGCTGATGCCTATAAAGGTCTCTTCATAGTCCTTGAAAATACTGATATTCCCGGAATCATTCAAAAGCAAATTAACAGCGGTTTCTCTTATGCCGATATGGCATTAAAGAATGGATTTCTTACTTCTCATATGGGAGTGGATATCTATGTAACCCGCACAGGCACTTTTGTTAGTGATACCATCGACGAAGATAGTGGATTAACTTATACTAATTCTGGACATCGAGTGTTCGGAGTCAAGAAAGTTGCTACTTATGCTTCTGCTCGAGGTGTCAGATTCGAGGAAAAACCAGTTTCCGGTAAAACCGGCTTGGAAGTAACCACCATTGCTTATGTTGGATTTAAGCTTTGGGAAGTCAAGAAAAACTTAATCGTAGACATTACGATTACAGCTTCTGCTTCGTAATCCAATGCTAACCCTTAGGGGTTGGCAGAGGGGGTTAAGCCATCAGTTAGCCCTCTCTGTCAGCCTCTAAATTAAAAATATGGATATTGTTTACTTAAACACAAAAACAAAATGGGATTGTAAAGAAATAAAGTTCTCAATAAGGAGTGCTGAAAAGTTCCTTACCTTTGACAATTTATTTATTTTTGGATATTTACCGGACTTTATAAATCAAAAGGCAATTCATATTCCTTTTGATGATAGAGGGCATAAATATGACAATGTAGATAAGAAAATGCTTTTAATCTTAAAAGATGAAAGAATATCGGAAGATTTTATTTTAATGAATGATGACTTTATTCTTTTGAGAGAATATAAAACCATTCCTTATTACTACAAAGGAGACCTCAAACAGGCAGTTGAAAAGGCTGGTGGAAGATATAAAAGACGATTAGAAAATACTCTCAAACTCTTTCCTGATGGCAAAGATTTTGAAGTTCATTTTCCTATAATCTTTAACAAAACTAAACTTTCAAATCTATTTAAAAAATATGGTCAAGAGATTGAAAAAAGGAGTGCTTATTGTAATGAATACAATGTCAGAAAAACACAGCATAAAGACCATAAGGTTTGGGAGTATTCTCAATTAGATAAAGACGCTCCTTTTGTCAGCCTTACTGATGAAATTCAAGAAATGTATTTCTTACAAGATTTTATTAGTGAGAGATTGCCTAATCCTTCCTCATTTGAAAAAAATAAAGAAAGTGAAATCCGAGAAAGAATTGAGCATTTAAAAAAGATTTACGAACTTTATAAAAAGAAAAACCCCATTAAATACGAACAAAAACAAGGGGAATTTAAAAAACAAATAAAAAACATACAAAATGGTTTATAACAACACAACTACAAAAAATGGATTACTCCAATCAATAGAATTTTGGACTAATCTTGGCGATGGTGCGGTTTCAGGAGACCCATTATTAAAGGCAGTCTTTACTAATCGTTTGAATAGACGATTGGATATGTATTTAGGATTACTTGGGGCTGGATCAAGGCAGGCACAAATAGATGATACTAACTTTACAAACCAGCCATTTTCTCTTTTTAACATAGTAAGCGGACAGCACGATTATGAATTTTTAACTGATGAAGATGGAAACTCTATTTCAGATATAACTGCCGTTTATTATAATTCAGGAGATGGTTTTAAGAAGTTAGATAAGATAACTCTTGATAATGACGAGGCAGAACTTATAATGAGCCCTAATCCTAATAACACGGGAACTCCTATAAAGTATGTAGAGAGAAATAATTCTATCTTTTTAAGTCCTGTTCCTTCTGTTTCTTTAGAAGGAGGTGGAAAGATATTTTATAAGAGATGTCCATCTTATTTTACTATCACAGATACAAATAAAGAACCCGGTATTCCTTTTCAATTTCACGAAATGCTTGCTATTGGGGCAAGTTATGATTGGCTATTAGTAAATAAATCCAACGCACAAACTCTTATTACAAGAGTAGAGGCGGAACTAATGAAATGGGAAAGAGAATTTAGAACTTATGTAGAACTTCGCAATCCGACCAAAAAAAGATTAACTCCTAAATTAGAAGATTTAAGATGAGCCAGACATTGATAAACATACCAAAATCATCATCCTGTATTTTTCTTGCTACTGATGATGGAAAACTAATTGTTGACGATAATGATAACCTTTATTTAGTAATTAAGTGGTTTGATACCTTGAGCGGGCTTGATAAAAATACAGGAATAATGACAGGTATTTCAAAAAATATATCATATCTACCCTTTTTTAGATTATTAGAAGGAACAGTTAATTCTTTCAGATTACAAGAAGATGGTGATGAAAAAAGGTTATTAGAAAATAAGATAACTAATAGCAATATTAAAAAAAGTTAAACAATTACAAAAATGGAAGACAAACGAATAAGTGAATATGATAATTTAGCAGCCGCAGAGATACAAGATACGGATTTATTAGAGATTGGCAGACCATCTATTAAAAATTTCAAATTAACTTGGGCTAATTTAAGGTTGGCTGTAATAACTTTTTTGTCAGATATCTTGTTAGGAAAAGAAGATGTTTCTAATAAAAAAACAGACTTTACTGACAATTCTGATACTTTTTATGTCTCTCAAAAGGCAGTTAAAACAGCAATAGATAGTAAACAAGACAAAGGAAATTATTTAGAAAATATAGTAGAAGATACCACTCCTGAATTAGGGGGAAATTTAGACGCAAAAGATAAGAATATTACAGGAATTGGCTCGGCAGGATTTACTCAAGAATTAGATAATGGCACAAAAACAGCAAGTTTCACTATTGACTTTTCAACAGACCAGAAACAGAAAGTTACTTTGACCGCTAATACAATGACATTAACTTTGGATACTACTAATGTTAAGGTTGGAAATTATATTCTTAAAATAGTTAATGGCGGATTGGCAACTCTTACTTGGGCTTCCGAAAGCGGAAGTATTTATTGGGTCGGGAAAACAAAACCAACATTAACATCAAGCGGAACTGATATAATTGCTTTTTATTTTGACGGAACAAATTGGTACCTTGTCGCTTCATTAAACTTTGGTACACCAGCATAAATGGTTAAATAAATAATTTTATGGCAAATTGGCTAAGTGGTTATACAACCAGAAAAAAAATAACAATTGACAAATCAAAGATAGATGCTGACTTAACAGACTTTCCAGTTTTAGTTAAATTAACTTCATCTAATTTTGATTTTTCTAAAGCAAATTCAGACGGATTCGATTTGCGATTCACTTCCTCAGATGGCACAACTCTTCTAAAATATGAAAGAGAAAGACATGATGCTACTAATAAATTGGCTGAATACTGGGTTAAAATTCCTTCAATCTCAAGCACGGCAAATACAATTTTCTACCTCTACTATCGTGTTGAGGATACGGATGATGGAGCAGACCCAACTAATGT